GCCGTAATGACACATTGGCGTCTAATCATGGAGATATTAACGATAGGCATGCGACCCCTATCTTAATGGCAAAGAACGCCACAGTCGTTACCAAAATAGATGATGCCGTTGAAATTACAGGCCCGGATGCTGAGCTTGATTATTTGGCATGGAATAATGCTACACAGTCATTGGAGTCAGAGTTTGAACGCAACGAAAGCAAGATATACTCCCTAACCCGCACCCCGCCAATGTCTTTTGATTCTATGAAAGGCATGGGTAATATTCTTTCCGGGGAGGGCCTTAAAACGGCCCTTATGGATCCGCACCTGGAGGTTTTCAATAAAATGGAGGAGGGGGATATTTACCTTACCCGGCGATACAACATAATTAAGCGGATTCTTGCCCTTATGAACAAGGGTTGGGAGAAGTCTATGAGCTCAGTAAAGATCTCTATAAAAGTCACTCCTTACATGGCGGGCGACGACATAGCCAAAATTAATGCCCTTGTGGAGCTATACAACGCGGACATGATCTCCCTGGAAACGGCGTGCAAAATGAACCCCTGGTTTGAGGACGCCTTAGCTGAATATAATCGTATTAAGGCGGAAAATAAGGCTAAGGATGCAGACCCGCAGGGCTTGGATGATGAAATGAATAACAATAAATAAAATACAATATGAGAAAAGCAGCAGCATTAGCGCTAGGCATTGCCTCTATGATGGGAGCGACGGTACCAGTCACGGCGCAATCTACACCCACCCAAGTACAACAGCGAATTACTGATCAGAAGCAGCCTGTTGATGAAGTTAAGCCGGTTAGACGGCAGAATAAGTTTTCTGGGTTTGCGCCCGGCTACGATATTATACCGCCGGGCATCCCTCCACATATCTACGGGATGTATCACGTGAAAAAGGGAACGCATAAACGCACAAACAAATAAAAATGACAGATAAACTACCTGTTCCCAAAATCTCCACCGCCTGCCATGTGGACAAAACGAGTCCGGATGTCGGTGTGAGTGATAAGTTGGACAATTTCCCAATCAACGAGTTTGAGTATCGCGCCAAGACAGACTTTAAAAGCTATTTCAACATCATCGGCGTGCCCTATTGCGAATCGGAACGGTTTCATGTGAAAATAATCAATCGCGATATAAAGGGGGCGCTTATGTCCATTCGCCACAGCTTCCGGGACCCGCGCGGCCGGGTAAATTTAGCATGTATTTTCCGACACATAGTTAACGCGGTTGAGCGCCGGGATAATGTTACCGTCTACAGGCGAAAGGTTGGGCAGATTCGCAAGAAGAAGACCTCGATAAATGCAGAGATTGACGGTTTGGCCTTCCGGGAGAAGCAGAAGCGGATTAAAAGCAATGCTCAGTCATTTATTGAGCGCATGCGCGAGCCCGTTTACACTATAGCCCAGGCCAAAGCACATATTTCTGCGTTGAGATAAGGGCGCATCGGTTAAAATTACCATTCCCTAAAAAAAACTGGATGATGAATAAAAGGAAATTAGCATTAGATATCGCCCAAAAGTCATTTAATGGCCGATTGGATAAATCGGGAAAACCATATTTCGATCACCTGGCGCGAGTGGCGAATAATGCAGAGAAATTCTATAGAGTAGATGATGATGATAGCGTGTACATCGTTGCGCTGCTGCACGACTTATTAGAAGACTGTCCGGAATGGAGCGCAGCGTCCATTGGGGTGTTATTTGGTACGGAAATTTCCAGTGTGGTTGAATTGCTGACAAAAACAGTCGGACAGTCGTATGAGGACTATATAGAGGGTATTCTAAATAATGAAATAGCATTAATTGTAAAGCGATTTGATCTTGAGGATAATATGGATATACGTCGGTTGGAAAATATATCAGACAAAGACCTGGAGCGCATTGCGAAATACCACAAAGCCTACATCCGGATTTTATCTGCCATGAATTGTCATGATCAATGACCCAATCCGAACTCGATAAACTTCTTAAGGCGCACCAATCAGCCAGGCAGTCCGAAATACAGAAAATTGTAAACCGGATTGCACGGCTATTTGGGAGGTCATTTAAGGATGTAGGACAATTGCTCAAAGCGGCCCGATTGGTCAATAGGCGGTCGCTGGATGCCTCCACAAAGGCTAACATAGAGAAGCTGTGCAAGGCGCTGTTTAAAAAGATATCAGATGAGATCACCGCTGGCGCAATAAATGCCCATATATCATCAGATAAATTAAGTTATGCCATTGAGACAAAGATTCTCGGTAAAAAGGCTTTGCCAACGGTTAAAGTATACGGCAGGGGAAGTGAAACGGCAGCCCTGCAAATACTCAATCAAAAGAATTATGGTAAAAAGTTTTCGGATAGGATATGGAAGCAGCACCAGAACTACCGGAAGCGGATAGAAAACGTAATGGTGGACGCTCTCAAAACGGGCAAGTCCGCCAAAAGTGTGGCAAAGGACTTGGTTTCGGCGAAATATAAGAGAGCGTCAGGACCGGGTATATACATCGATCCACGGAAGAATGCTGAACGGCTCACGAGGTCTGAGATCAACAAGAACTATCAGCGTGCCGATCATAACCGATGGAAAGATGCGTGGTACGTCAAAGGCATACGGGTTAATTTGAGCTATTCTCACCCACGTTTCGATATCTGCGATTATCTAGCGACGATTTACCCAAGAGATTTTGTATTCATTGGATGGCATCCTCAGTGCCTTTGCCACGCGATACCGGTACTTATTTCTGAGAAAGAACAGTCCTTAATGGAGGATTACAAGCTGGGGTTACGGAAAGATCCGCCTAAGATTCGGTATGTCACCAAGCCTCCTGCAGCGTTTAATAAATGGATTGGAGATAATGAGGAACGGATAAGACGTTGGAAGAACAGGCCAGATTGGTTGACTGAGAATGAAAAGTATGTAACAGTTAAATTTTAGAATTTTTTCTCATAGGTAGTTTTAGCACGCCTGGCTAGTCTTAGCCGGGCTTTTTTATGCCCTTCTTTATCGTTTATTATATCACCGGAAGATACATTTCTATAACATCTGCAATCATTATTTATCAGCGGTTGCCCACGCTTTGCCATTTCAAAAACTTTACACCCGAAGACCAATAATACAGCCCATTGGGGCAAAGTTCTTTTAAAATAAAACTTTCAAAAAAGCATGAAGGAAAAAATTATTGCGGCTATTAAAGCCAAATTCCCGGCTTTGAATCTTCGCAAAACAAGGTTGGACGCGATCGCGGCTAAACTTGAAGCAAAGGTTAAGGACGAAACGGAAATAGACGCAGCGGTGACTGACTTTGATTCATTATTCCCGTTCGCAGACATTGCTAAGCAAGACGATAAAATAGCCGAACTGGAAAACAAGTTAAAAGCGCCATCAAAACCGGATCCCAAGCCGGAACCTGCACCAACCCCTAAAGAAGAAACTAAGACAGATGATCCTGTGCTTGCAATGTTGCAAGAAATACGGAACGAGCAGCAGGCTCAGAAGGCGGAATTGCAGGGGTTGAAAACAGAAAAAGTGACAGGAACCCGGAAATCAGGTTACGAAGCTCTTTTCACTGATGTAAAGGACGATAAAATGAAAGCTAACAAGTTGGCGCAGTTTGATCGACTGTCATTTAAGGATGATGAAGACTACAATTCATTCATTACATCAGAAAAGGAATACCTGGATGGACTGGCTTCTGAAAGTTTGAAATCGGGGCCAACAGCTCTTGGAGTTTCAAACACCGGGCAGCCCAATAAAGAACTGGTTGACAAAATTGTCGAAAACATCACAAATTAAAAACAAATGGCAAGTTATTTTGATGACGTCATAGACCAGGTATCAATAAACACCACAAGGGATAATGTTATTTGCCCTGATGTTGGTGATACAATACCTGGCGGAAAGACGCTAATACTTACAAATTTTACGGAGCCTGTAATCTATGCCGGGCACCCTGTAATTAAGGAGACCGCTACTGGGGATTATAAGCCCCTCCCACTTACAGGTGCAGGTGGAATCTTTTCTCTTGGCGTACTGACTCCTGGAAGCGGATATACATCCGCGGGTACATATGAAAACGTTTCCTTGACGGGCGGATCTGGATCGGGCGCTAAAGCAACTATCGTTGTTGCCGGTGGAGCGGTGACCACGGTAACGATTACCACTCCTGGAAGTGGGTATCAGGAAGACGATACACTTTCTGCATCAGCTGCAAATATTGGTGGCGCCGGTAGTGGGTTTTCTATCAAAGTCGCCTCGGTGTCATTGACAGCAACCAAATATTCCACACTCCCCGGTGGACACACATTTGAGGGCATTTGTAATAAGACGGCTTCTGCAAAGAATCCTCATGTGGGAGTTAAGTTGAGCGGATTGGTGAACTACAAGGCGGCATACCACGACTACGCGGACATTTTATCGGCTATAAAAACGGCCCTGCCTCGGATTTCGTTCCGTGCAGATAAGGATTAATCAATTATTAAAACGTGAATAATGGCAGAACAGTCAATATATCAGGAGTTCATTAAGCAGAATCTTAAAGCCGTGTCACTGGGAGTTGCGACAACCTACAACGGCAAGGATTCTCAGCCCAGCTACCTGTTTAAGCAATTGCTTAAGAAAAAAAGAGCTTATGATGGCCGGTGGACCAGCACAAGTCGAAATATCGGTTATGTAATGGCCGACTATATATCCACCAATAGCGCCATTCCCCAAAAATCAAGAGACGGTGGTGAAGTGGCCAGCGGAAAGATCCAAAAAATGGCTACGGAGAGATGGCTTGATGAGGAGCAACTGCAGTTGTTAGCGAACATGCGCGACAACCCGAATGTAACACAGGACGAGATTGGCTCAATTCTTTTCCAGGACGTGCAGGCTGTGATTTCCGGTGCTAACGAAAGACTGGAAGATACATTCCTTACCGGAGCCTCCTATGGTAAGTCATTGATTCATACCGACAACGTAGGATTGGCGGTTCAAATGAATTACGGCTACAAAAACGAAAACAAGCTGGGGGTTCCCATTGTATGGTCAGACCCT